GGAGCATTTTCAGCTACTCCATACGTAGCGCCCACAATGCCTAAGTTGATCCCGTTATCGGTACGTTTCACAAATCGCCCAAGCCTATCTTCTCTATATTCATAATTCCACGAACATTCAGACGTTCTGACTGCGTCGTATATGGGCGTTAATTTAGCCCCGAAATCTGTACGGCTAGTTAATTCCGGCCATTCGATACCAGTTAGAGAAGAATTATTAACAGCGAAATTATTTAATGTGATTACGTTATTATTCATAATTTTGTATTCCTTATGTTAGTTAAATTAAACTTCGATTATATAGGCTTGTGTGCGGTCTACATTGGTTATTTCAATTTTGTTAGACATCCACTTCCTAAGATCTACCCTATACCCTAAATACTTGAGGGTAGTATGTACATCGGAACCCGTAGCCTTGCCACAACAATAATCGTATATGACATCTTCGATTGCTGTTTGTATTGGTTCAGTTAACATTTTTGTATCACTCCATACTAGTTAAAGATAAGCAAAGATAACGTAGTTTGTATTTTTAAACAAGCGAAATAAACGCCCGTGCCAGAAAAGCGACACCGCACCCCATATGGATAGGGTATGGATAGCACATAAATCAGCCGGATATATTCACCGGATATCGATAGCGAATAATCAAATTAGTTTTCTTTTTTTTTTAAAGCACATGGGCTGTTCAACATCAGCTGTTGCCCAGGAGCCTATAAGTTTTTGTAATGGCTGAATAAAAAATCTCTTTTTTAGGTTGCGGGGCATGGGCCACCGCCCCTCCTCCGTACGTTATGCATGAAGTGTGCAACGGATATGGAAAATGGAGTGTCAACCACTTTGGCGCATACTACCAGACACACACACGGCTCGTACACAAAATGTTGACATATCGCGGATTATTAAATATAGTAACTAATACTTGCGAGTTAGTGTATATATTTACCCCTCCCCATTCGATAACGAATGTTATACCATACAAAAGGAGGTTCGTCAAGTAAAAAAGGTAGTTCGATGAGAAAAAATAACTTGACAAACAAAACCAAATCCATACAACTATATTCAGACTCAGGTAAGTTTCTGCTGGAGAGGTTCTATCGCGTAATGGAACAGGGGTTCTTAGTCGATCCCCTAACTCTACCATCACATACAGAGTACTATACTTGGGTTGCGCTTCGGGAGAAGTTCCCTTGTAGGCGTTTGAAGTTGGGCGAGGTATGTAAGCTGTTGCGTGAAGAGGGTTACACCGATAGTAAGGGCATACTTAAATCTAAAGAGGGAGAAGACCAGCCAACCTAGCTATGCTTATTCTTGCGAGGTTTGTTGTGGTCTAGGTTTGGACAGACGGTAGGGTACGGCAGGGTTGTTCGTAGTCCTTATTGGTGCGGATACCCTGCCTTTTACTATTTGGGGAAGATCTTATTATGTCAAGCATTGATGATCAGATTAATAGGTTAGAGCGAAAGAAGAAGAGGGCGCGTACTTTTTCAGAGAAGCAAAGAATTGATACTCAAATAAATGAGTTGAAGGCTCAAAAAAGTAGACGTAGAGAAATACCAAAAAATATGAAATTTGGTGGGCCACAAGACCAATTTCAAATATTAAATAAAACTGTACCTACAGAAAAAACCAAACAAATAAATAGACGACCTTTACCTGCTGGCAGATATGGAGAATACACCGCTAAAAAACCATCTGGTGTAGGCTCATTAGTTGACCCTACGTTCGATAGAACTGAAATATTTAAAAACAAAGGTAGTGGTAGTAGACCTGACGCTCTAGACGCGAAAGAACGAACATCTAGCGACAACAATCTACTAGGTGGTACAATGCCTACAGATGCAGAGATGAATGTTCTAGAAAAATTTGTAAGTAAGTTGGTTGGTCGCAATGTGCGCTTTGAAGACATACCAGACGATGATCCAGATTTTAAACAGGGCGATGGCAGTATAGAATATCCAGCAGGTAGGCCCGACTTACGTATGGGAGGCATGACTGCGAGATCAGCTGCCACCACTAAATTTAAGAAACCACTTGGTATGAAAGGTGGTGGGGCCATATCTAATGCAGAGAGAAGACGCATTGCCCGAATAATGCAAGACTACAAACAAAAGAAAGCTAGAAAATCTAATGGCAAAAGAACTAACAGATAGACAGAGGGCATTTCTAGACTGCCTATTTGACGATGCCAATGGCAACATACGAACTGCTATGAAGATTGCAGGATATAGCGAAAACACAAAGACTAGCACTGTAATACAAACACTACAGAACGAAATAATAGATAGGACGCAAATGTATCTAGCGTCGAATGGGCCGATGGCAGCAATGGCAATGACGGGTGTATTGACTGACCCTACCGCTTTAGGTAATCGAGATAGAATATCAGCAGCCCGTGAAATCCTAGATAGAACGGGCATAGTTAAAACGGAGCGTATATCCGTACAGGCAGAGCCACAAAGTATGATAATGTTTGCACCAAAGGCAGAGCCTAAATACGAAGAAGATGAGGACAATGGAAAAAACACCCACTAAGAATACTTGGAGGCCAGTTGTAAGAAAGAGCCGACAGATACCGTTTGGGTATGAGGCTGATCCGAATGACGATACCATACTGCTACCTATACAGGATCAGTTAGATGCACTACTTGAGGCTAAAGAGTACTTGAAGACTTGTAGTTATAGGGAAGTTTCCAGATGGTTGTCTGCTAAAACGGGTAGAACTATAACCTATCAGGCGTTACACAAATTAGTAAATAGAGAAAGAGATAGACAGAATGCAGTCCAATCGTACAGACATTATGCCTCCAAAGCGAAAGAGTATGCCGAAAAGGAAAAGAGCATCCAAGAAAAAATCCTCTACGCTTCAGTTGAACAAAGAGGAGATAGAATCGACACCGAATGGGCAGACAAACTCCTCGCCTAGCGAAGAACAAAAAGAGCAGACTAATACCAGTTATGTTACGTTAAACGAGGGGCCACAACAAGAGTTCATAGATGCACCAGAGCGAGAAGTATTATATGGTGGTGCTGCTGGAGGAGGTAAAAGTTTTGCGCTATTAATAGACCCGTTGAGATATTGTCAACACGCTGACCATAGCGCATTAATACTTAGGAGAACAAATGACGAACTTAGGGAACTTATTCACAAATCTACGGAACTGTATCCGAAGTTTTATCGTGGGGCCAAATGGTCTGAAAGAAAGAGTCAATGGACTTTTCCTTCGGGTGCGAGAATTTGGCTCACGTATCTGGAACAGGATAAAGACGTACTTCGTTACCAAGGTCAGAGCTTTTCGTACGTGGGTTTTGACGAGCTTACGCAATATCCTACAGCGTTTCCTTGGGATTATCTCAGATCTCGATTAAGGTCAACAAACCCTGAGATAAAAGTATATATGAGAGCTACTACAAACCCAGGAGGGCCAGGACATTCTTGGGTTAAGAAGATGTTCATAGATCCAGCAACCCCAAACAAATCGTTTTGGGCTAGAGATCCTGAGACAAAGGAGATATTACGGTATCCAAAGGGCCACAGTAGAGCAGGGGAGCCATTGTTCCAAAGAAGGTTTATACCTGCTAGTTTAAAAGATAATCCATACCTTTATAATCAGGGCGATTACGAAACGATGCTACTGTCTCTACCAGAGGTACAAAGAAAGCAACTACTATATGGAAGTTGGGATATTGCAGAGGGTGCAGCGTTTACAGAGTTTGACAGAAAGACCCACGTAATAGAGCCATATGAGATACCTAGTGGGTGGAGAAAATTTAGGGCCTGTGACTATGGGTATGGATCTTACTCTGCTGTACTATGGTTTGCAGTTACCCCAGATGATACCCTAGTTGTATATAGGGAGTTGTACGTAAGAAAAGTTTTAGCAGTAGAGTTAGCTAGAATTATATTGAATTTAGAAAGCCAAGATGGTAAGATGGCGTATGGAGTTTTAGACTCCTCCTGTTGGCACAAAAGAGGTGATACAGGCCCTAGTTTAGCAGAGCAAATGATACTAGAGGGTTGTAAGTTTAGGCCATCAGATAGAAGTAGAGGTAGTAGGGTGAGTGGTAAAAACGAAATACACAGACTACTACGTGTAGATGAAGACACTGACATGGCTGGTATACAGATATTTAATACGTGTACAAATCTGATTGCACAGTTACCTATCTTGCCATTAGACAAAAGAAATCCAGAAGACATAGACACACACGCAGAAGACCATCTGTATGATGCGCTAAGATACGGAATACAATCTAGACCAGTGCCTAGAAATATATTTGATTTAGATCCATCTACATCAGCTAAAGAACAATTTAAACCTGCTGATGCAGTATTTGGATATTAAGAGAAGGTAGAGCATGGCTGACGAAACAGACTTTTTAGAAGATAGCACCAGTTCTTATTTAGAAGATGGTAGCCAAGCAACAGAAGATGCGTCCACTATAACTGACCACATATACAAATTATTTTCTAGGGCAGAGGATGCGAAGTATCAGGAAGAGTCAAACTGGATACGTGCATATAAAAACTACAGGGGTATATATTCTCCTGACGTACAGTTTACTGAGGCAGAGAAGTCTCGCGTATTTATAAAAGTAACAAAGACAAAAGTGTTAGCAGCGTACAGTCAATTAGTAGACGTACTACTTGCAAACAATGAGTTTCCTTTATCTATCGAGCCAACAACTTTACCAGAGGGTGTAGCCGAAACTGTAAACTTTGACCCTAACGAACCTAAGGATGTAGATGTTGGCGAGATGCCAAAAGATCTATACGGGTTTGAGGGCGATGGTAAAGTATTACCTGCTGGTGCTACAGAGCTAACAGACCTGTCAGAAAAACTAGGCCCACTAAAAGATATACTAGAAGACGTAGATACATTGAAAGAGGGCTTTGGTATAACGCAATCTGCTGTCAACTTTCATCCTGCAATGGTAGCTGCAAAGATGATGGAGAAGCAGATAAAAGATCAGCTAGAAGAATCTGATGCTAGTATT